ACTTAAGGTCATACATTGCCATACCTAAACCATTTAAGGCCTGTAATTAGCCTTTAAATACTTAAGGTCATACATTGCCATACCTAAACCATTTAAGGCCTGTAATTAGCCTTTAAATACTTAAGGTCATACATTGCCATACCTAAACCATTTAAGGCCTGTAATTAGCCTTTAAATACTTAAGGTCATACATTGCGCTGTTAACTGATTCGAACAATTAACCGGCCTGATCCGGAACAGCGTAAAAAAACCGGCAAATAAATTGCCGGCCTTTTAATTAGGTGAAAAAATTACAAATCGCACAATTCAAAAATCAAATCTGTTTTTTCGTTTACTATTTCATTTTTACCTGATATGATGAACAAATCAACATATATAGTAATTCCGTTTACTTCATGCGATCCTGTAAATATGTAGCTAGAGTTATTATTATCAATTTTTTTGTACTTAATATAAACAAAAGCATCATCATGATTATTGAAAAATTTTTCAATGCAGTTCACCTGGTAATCAACATCAATACATATCATAGACATAAAAAAAGTATTAAAAAGTGAAAAAATTAATTAACCTGAGCAAGATATTTGCGCTCACGTGACTGCCATCCAATGCCGTGATCCATTATAGCGATATTTTTAGCTTTAACACTATTCCCGCCACAAAGTAAGCAGCGATTACATTGCGTCTTATTCCCGCCCTCATTGGAAGCCGGGCAAAATATTGTGTTACTGCTTAGCTCTTTGTTACCTATCTTAACTTGAAAAGTACGGAAGCCTAATTTATTTGCTGCGATTGTCTCAGCGTCGCTGTCAGTTGAAGCCATGACAATGGAAGCCCACAAAATAGCGTTTTCGGATGTTGTGTTATTCCATTGGTGAGTATATCCCGTAAACTTTCGGCAATTTTCTGCAAGTTCAAACCAAAGTTCCAAAGGTGCTGCCATAGGGTCACCATACGTACCAAATCGGATCTCTTTGTTTTTGATGAGATGGGCAATTTCAGAGACGCTAAGACGCTTATAAGATCCTCTTATATAAGCACCATAAACAGAGTTTGGACCTTGTCCCGTATTAACGTAACATTTCGCAGCATCAGTATGCTTTGCCAAAAATGGTCTGTGAGGGCAGTCCCCACAAATTGCCCTATCATTTCCGCTTGTTACTGCTTTGATAGGTGTCATGTCAGTTCTGAGTATGTAGGTTTGAGCCATGTCGCCCGTTTTTCTGTTGGCTGATGGTTTTATCATGTTGTTAATAATTACCACTATATCCGATCCATCAATTGCGCTTTTTCCTTCCCAAAGTATGGCAGCGTCAACATTAATAGGCTTCCTGGTTTTTGATTTCTTAGCAGTAAATACGGTTTCAAACTTTTGCATAATTGTAAATTTTAAGGTAGTTAAGATAATAAATTATAAATTGTCAGCTAGACAGGCCAATAACAGTAAAATGATAAGGCCAATTGATAAAAGAGCATTTTTCTGATCCTGTTCGGTTTGTTTCTGTTTGTTTGTCATGATGTTATTTTGAAATGATTGTATAATCGTATTGGATAGTGTTAAAATACTCTTCAACGTCAAAAGAGAATAAAGAGATATTAACCTTTTCTGATTCATCAAAATCTGTAACATAATAGCATTTGAACCAAAATTGCGTTTCTGTAATAGCTACTAATTCCATTTTTTCGAATCCAATAACGGAATCTTTGTTAATTAGCTGGTAAGTGATAGGCTGCATATATTGTTATTTATGTAGTAAAGATATATAACAGAAACGATATAAAAGATATAGTAATTACGCAATCTGTAAAATTTAGAAAATGTTTAAATTTGAGCATGAAAAAAGGTTATTATCTAAAAAAAGATAAAAAAAACGATATTATATTGAATATCTTTGTGTCTGATTTTGTAGCTTATTTGCAAAGTTTGGATAACCTGGATGGGTGGGTGAACTTAAGAATATACGAACGTGGCAAGGTAGCAAGCAATGGATTGACTCATGAAATAGATTATATAACAAAAACTATAAGCAGAGAAAACCAATGAACATAGACGAAATAAAAACACAAGCAAGCAAGCCACGTAACAAGACCGGCAAAGGTGGCTTCCGTCCTGGTAGTGGTAGGAAGAAGAAACCGGACGAATCAGAGTTAATGGAGCAACTGTATCCCTTGCAAGGTATTGCCATGGCGGCCCTGGAACAGGGATTGAGTAAAGGTGATCCTAAAGCCATGGATATATTCTTTAGGTATTTCTTTGGTTTGCCTACACAGCGCATTGAGTCCAAAGTAGAGGGGAACCTTAATCAAGTGAATATCGAAGTGCTCAGGCCGCAAACTGAAACGCTTAAAAAGGTAAGTTAGTGACAAGTTGACAAGCTTTGTTTAACTTTTGTATTTAACATAATACTAGTTATTTACGGAAAAAAACAAAATATAAAACATCTGTCATGTTGGCACGTTGGCAAAGGTAGGGCAAAGGTAGGGGGGTGCCATGGTTCACCGGCAAAGGATCAGCCATAAAGGGACGGATACAATGACAGGTACTTTAAGGATTTTCGAACGGCCGGGGGCGGGGTAAAACCTCAGAAATGAAAATAGCAAAAACTAAACATAAAACATCCGTTATACAACGACCCCCTTTTATATGGTACTTTTCAACCCCAAAACCCAAACTGAAATTTTAATTTTTACTGAAATATGGAAGTAAGCTTACAGACGAACAAGATATTCGACATCCTCACGGACAGCGATAAGCGCATAACAGTGATGCAAGGTGGAAGTCGTAGCGGCAAGACGTACAACATCCTTATTTGGTTCATTATCAAGCTATTACAGGAGGATGGCAAAACCCTTACTATAGTTAGGCAATCGCTTCCGAGCATCAAGGGTACAGTTCTGCGTGACTTTATCGACATCCTCTCCCGTATGGAGATATACTCTGAAGACAACCACAATAAAACTGACCAGATATATAGCTTGAATGGGAATATCATCGAGTTTGTATCTGCTGATCAACCTCAGAAGATTCGTGGCCGTGCCCGTGACTATCTCTTCTGCAATGAGGCTAACGAATTGACATATGAGGCATGGATGCAGCTGATTATGCGTACGAGTGGTAAGATAGTGATTGACTACAACCCGTCTGACTTGTCATCATGGATTTACGATGACGTAATCCCCAGAACTGATGCGGACTTCTATATAACCACCTTCCGTGATAACCCATTCCTACCACCTGAGCTTATTTCGGAGTTAGAGAGGTTAAAGGATGCAGACCCTAACTACTGGCAGATTTATGGCTTGGGGGAGAGGGGTCTTTCTCAGGACTTAATCTATTCGCATTGGAGAACAACTGAGCAGATGGTTGATGATGATGAAGGTGAGGTAGTGTACGGATTGGACTTCGGGTTTAACGTGCCAACGGCATTGGTTAAGGTTGTCTTCCACGAAGGGAACGCATATTGTAAGGAGATGCTGTACGAAACAAAGCTCACCACTGAGGATTTGGTAGACCGCTTAAAGGCTTTAAATATCAGTCCTTATGACGATTTGTACTGCGATGCAGCTGAGCCAAAGACGATAGAGGCACTTGTTCGGAGCGGGTTTAATGCCAAGCCAGCTAACAAAGATGTTACTGAGGGAATTAGGACTGTAAAAGCCACTCCGTTGTTTATATTAAATGAAAGTGTAAATTTGTTGAAAGAAATCAAAAATTATCGGTGGAAAACCGATAGAAATGGAAATAAATTAGATATGCCCGTAAAATTTGGCGATCATATCCTTGATGCCTTACGATATGGGATTTATTCCAAAATAACAATTCCCAAGGTGACTTGGGGAGCAATTTAAAGATAATGGGCGTATTCGATAGGTTGTTCAAAAATACAAAGGGTATCAATCCAAATGTCAATATCACTACGCAGATGCGTGGCATCAATGGTGCGGTTTTGCAGGATTATGAGGATGGGAAGTATGTGAACGAGGGATATTTAGGCAATGCTGATGTT